TTGTGAGTATAGTTCTTTAAATGTTATCATTTATCCCATGCCTTGATTGCAGTAAAGTTGTTAAACGAGAACTCCATTCTGTCCACTAGTTTAACAGCACCACCACTTACTCTATCAATCGCAACATAACCCTCTGGGTTAGTTACTTTAAATCCATTTGAGGTTTTGATGAACGTATCCGTCAAACCCTTAACACTATTTAGTTTTTTTACAATTTGCATTTTTGCATCAACTAATAGATTTTGAAACGTAATAATCTGTGTTAAATTGTTAGTGTGTTTCTTTACTTCTCTTACATACTCTTTCTGTATATTTGTATATTTATCTTTACCTTTTGTACTTTTAGCCTTATCAATTTGTTTTTGTATAGATTGTTCAACCCAAGATTCATATCCTTTTGCATGAAGTTTAGGATTACTAATCTTTTCTCCAACACGAACTTTACTATTATTGTACGTTTTCAAAGATGCACCAGCGATTGCACCTGTCATACTATCTTGTAGTTTAAGAAACTTAGTTAACATAGGTGCATTTATTCTTTGAAAAGTCTTACCAGTTTGTGAAAGTAGACCAGTAACAACAGCTGTTTCTTTTGCATTGAATGTTGCAGTACCAGATGCATCTTTATAAGTTGCATCATCCATCCAAATACTTGGAGTTTTCTTTAGACCAGATATATCAACACCAAAAGATGCAGTCATATCTTCCAGTTTACTTCCAGAATATGTTGTGTGCCATACAATCCCAACTTTGGCTTTGTTTATAACCTTACCAAAATCGCTATCAATAGGCACAGCGTAGACAATAGTATTAGGTTGGAAAGTGTAATACTTAATACCCTCGATTGTGGTTGTCTCCACATCATTTGTGAACATAAGGTCGCCTTGTATAACGGATTTGATGCCGAGTTTTGAGAACTCTGCGAGTGCGACTTTGAATTTTTCGACAAGTGCTCCTTTGAGGTCATCATCTATCTCCTTAGCTGTTTTGTACAGTTTAGGATTGATGTTGAATACTGACTTCTTTGCGACAAAGAACTTACCATCTGATGGGTCAATACCAGCAAAGATTGCTGGAGCACCATCCCACTTAACTGTCATATTAATACTGGAACGAGCATTTCCTGCTAACATATCTCTAAGAGATTGTAAGAAGTTAATCGCAGCTCTACCACCTGGCACACCATTGTTGATGATTTCATCCTCTAGATGTTCTAGGTGTAAATTCTTCCCAGCTTTATCTTCGTTTAATTGTTTAAAACTAATCATTTAATTTGGCCATGAAATTTTATTATTAAAAGTTACTTCTGGTTCGAGAACCATAAACTCTAATAATGTTTTATATGATTTTGAAATAAGATTATATATTTTTTGAAAAAAGTTCTTTACCCAACTTACTGCTTTTGCAAATCCTCTTTTTACTATATCTAATATTCCTTCTGTTAGTAAATCCCCATTTCTTATTTCTTCCTCTATAACCATTTTAACTCCAACTTTAACAGCAGACCAAAATGTGTAGTAACCAGTTTTTGTTTCAACTCCATCTTTTGTTACTTTTTTACTTCCAGATTTAAAAGTTACATCTGGATTTACATATTTCATTATTTTACCAACATAAGCATCAGAAGAACTTGTAACCTTGTGTATTGTGGGTTTTAATCCCTCATAGTCTGTCACTAAAAAATGGTCAGCTGTTCCATCATTACCACCAAATTTAACTTTTCCAGTCATTGCCTCAAAAGTAAATTCCCTAGAAAAATCTGGTGAGTTTGCAAAAACTGCTCTCATATCTTCTTTAAAAGCATGATGAGCTTCATCTGCCTTTTTTAATATTTCAACCTCTGCAAATTTTCCAGCTTGTACTAAATCTGTTTTACTTCCTTTTATACCATATTTTGTCATATCTGTTGATGGTAAAAGATTATCAATATGATTTCTTAATTTTTTGACAGCATCACTAACTGTTCCAGTATTATCCATTGCAGTATAAAATGTTGCCGTAGCTTCTTTTGCTTCTCCACTCATTAAAACTGCATCTCCAGTTTTAACAGAAACTTTTTTCTTTCCTATAATAATATCAGTTTTTGGTGTGAGTGTAGAACCTTTTGCTTTGCCTGGTGCAAAGTATTTATTCCATTCTTTTGATGCTGGATAAGTATTTTTAGGCATACTACCACCTAAACCTTTTAATTTAAGTTTTTTTGCTATTCGTTCTCCAACTTTATCAGAGTTACGAATTAATTTAGATGTAAATTTAGGCCCACCAGCAGCAGAAACTATAACTCTTTCCATATCAAAAGCAGCTTTAGTATCAGCTTCATATAATTTTTGAACTTTTACTATGGGTTCTATTTTATTTTCTTGAATAGGATTTAGTTGACGAACATACTTTTTTAACATTCAAGTTCTCCATTTACATATAGTTTATAGTATTTATATAACAAAGAACTTGATGTTTGTCAAGTATTTTATAACTGAATGGTTGTACTTTCGCCATGTGGAATAACTCCACCTTGACCATCACTACCATCTTCTGCTAAAAACTCTTTCTCTACCTCTGGTGGATACTCTTTATCTAGAATATCAATCTTATCTTGTGCAGAAGCCATTGCATCTATCAACTTGTCCATTTCTTCAGCGTGCTGGGGATGTTCGCCAATAGCAACTGGTTTATCCATATAGATATTTAGAGTAGCGTGTGCAATTCTATACTCACCCTCATACTTTGTTCTTAATGCATCTATCATTTGATGTTTAATACAACTCATAATTTTTCTCCTACTGTTTTCCAATCATCACCATATGCAATAATACAAATACTATTGTATGATGGATGATATTCTAATATACTAAATGTTTTTGTTTGATGGTTTACAAATATCTGTAATGCTGTGTGTGCTGGAATATCTGATAATCCATCTGTATCACGAACCTTTGTACTTTGTATTCCAGTTATTAAAGGTAACTCACCTTTACTTCTTATTGTATCTAATACAATCTCTTTTTGTTCACACATAACTGGTTTGTCATTCCAACTTCCAGCGATTGCATTATGTATCATTAATACTGCTCCAATGGAGAATAATCCCCACCATAATTTATCTTTCATAATCAAGACTCCATTTCCTCTTTAATTGTTAACATATATTCTCTTGCTGGATTCACATATAAATTTAAGTCATTTAAAAAACCTCTATTCATTAAGAGAGTAGATTTTCCACTTCTATCATCTACAGTAAAAGGACAAGATTTAAATTCTTGTTTGTTAAATTCTATATCTAGTTTAACAAGGGGCCTTTCTTCGTCACCAGCACCAGTTCCTACTTCTCTAGTTCCAACTAAAGGTGTAGTTATAGTTTTACCATTTAGTGTTAGTGTAATCTGTTTACCTTTAATTTCATAGTTATCAGCGTGGATAACACTTTGTGGAGCACCATTTCCAGTATCCATTGTTCCAACCATTTCTCCAAAAACTTTATGTTTAAAAGTTTCATATATACCACAAGGTTGTGGAGTCTTTTTCCATAAACTTCTATTCATATATCTTTTTAAAATTTCAGATGTTACACTTATACCTTTTTGTTTTACTAAAGGTTTACTTACTGCCTTAGATAAAGTAGCTTCAATTCCTACTAATCCTGGCGTTGAATTTACTTCTATAAAATATGGATTTTCTTTTTCTCTATCTTTTGCTGGAATAAAGTCAACGCCAACAATACTTCCATCAACTGCTTTTGCAGCTCTCAAAGATTCAGATGCTTCCAATTCCGTAAGTTCATGTATTTCTGGTTCTGAACCTTGAGATACATTACTTCTAAAATCTCCACTAATCATGGGTCTTTTCATAGCACCAATAATTTTATTTGCGACTATAATTACTCTGACATCATACTCTGTTTTAATATATTCTTGTAATAGAATATCCACATAAGGGTCTTCACGATAAAGTAACTGAACTATTCCATGTAGAGCTTTATCACTCTCTACCCACATAACACCGACACCTCTAGAACCTACAGATGTTTTTAAAATCATTGGATAATTACTTTTAAGTTTTTCAGCAGCAAATATCCCACCCTCTGAATGTCTTACTAATACAGTATTAGGTGTATTGATATTATTCTTTTGAAATATCATCTGATTATACCACTTATCATTACAAATTTCATTACATAAAACTGAATTAACAATAGTGTAACCATCATTTTCTAGAACTCTAGCCATTGTAAACCAAGAAGCACAACCATCTCTAGCATTTAATCCTCTCATCATAACAAGAGTATCTTTTGGATTTATCTTAAATGGTTTATCATATTCAGTTCCCTCTTTCATACTTGGTAATTGAGGTTTACCTTTTTCATCTACTGGATATGAATAAAAAAGTTTTCCATCACCATCATCTTCCATGTATGCACCCATGAACTCTGCAAGATAAACTTGCAAACCTAGTTCTTCTGCTTTCTTACGAACAAGAGGAGCAGTTTCATTTGGGTCTAGAGGATCATCATGTGAAACAATTAACAACTTATAAGGTTGTTCTTTTTGTTCTGTGATGAATGTTTTAAACTTTTCCAATATTAGGCCTCTCGTTTTTTTGCACCGATATTATATTTAGTTTCTAACAACCACTCTGATTTCTCTTTGAATGAAATTATTTTAATCTGACTCAAAGGAGCGATAGGCTCTAAAGTTCCCTTGACATCTACTAAACCCCAATCACCTAATAGTTTACCGATTGTGTTTCGTCTTGCAATATCATTCTCACTTAGATTGGTATCCTTACCATCTAGTGCAAATAACTCTTTAAAATGTACTATGAAGTATTTACCTTGTTTATGTAAGATATGACATGATTGATATAGTTTTCGTTCTTTCCTAGAAGCAACACCTATACGAGATAATGTTTCTCGTATCTTTAGAAAGTCATCTGGTTCTTTTAAAACGACTTCTAGCATCTGCTCTGGTTTCCAGTTAATGCTTTCCATTTCTACCACCTTTATTCAAACTATCTTTGATAGTCTTTATCTGTTCATCATTAAGTATTTTAAGAGCAGACTTTGCCTTTTCATTATTATATCCATAATACTCTTTTACATACTCTAGATTCTTTTGTTTACTCGCCTTCAGCCAAGGAGTATATCTTTTCCTTGTTCGTAAACTATTTAGTAAAAAGTCAAACTGTAACTTCTTATCTAAGTGGTGATGCATATTCATCTCATTAACCAGAAA